CTCCTCACATTGTCCTGGATACCTGCTAGGGTCAGGTTGTTGTGATACACCTTGAATAAGGTTAGGCACAGAAGTGTTTATTAACGCCATTATTGTATGTCGTAGTTTCGGTTGATGCCTATACGTGATGCTGCATCGAAGTTGTCAAAGATGTTTCGATCAGAACTGTGTCCATCGATCTCCTCTAATCTAGATTTTGCAAGATACTCATCTCTTGCTATGAGTGCTTCAAGTTCCCTTGATCCAACCATACGGCCTTGAAAGATTCTTGAAGCTCGTAAAGTGATATATCGACGAGCGTGTTCATGAAGCTCTGTGAAGTCCAAGAGAAACATGATTGTGACGTCGATGCTTTTTGTAAAAATGTTTGTGTTGTTCTTCCTGTCGTAGAGTGAAAGTCCTCTTTGGACGACGTCGACGAGTTTATCTAACGCATCAACGTGAAGAGTATTATCTGGCAATGTGATAGTGCCGTCAGAGCCAGGTGTCAGTGTGTATTTATGTGTTGTGTTGAAATGCCAACCCTCGCTCTGAACTTCCCTACTGGTTTCATCCAGAACACTTATTGCTGTTGCAGCAGAGACCGGTAAAGCAGACGTCGTCGAAATGCTGTTGACTGGTGACTCACCGATGTGGCCCAGCATTGAATTAACTGATTCTAGTTTAGATGTAAGAGTTGCCATAAAAATAAAAAGGGTGAAGTCCCCCAAGGAATGAGAAACCAAGGGGGACTTCGGTTGAAGCTACGTTAGATAGCTGTTGTTGGATTAACAACGACGGCACACTCTGGACGGAGAACTCCGAAACCAGCAGCCATTTTAGCAACGAACAGTGTCGATTGCTTTTCGATGAGATACTCGCTCTCAGTTGCAAGATCAAGAAGCTTGACGCAACCAGTAGCTTGTGGGTGTCCACAGATGAATCCATGCTCTAGAGTAGAGCCAGAACCAGTTGTGATACCATCCAAGGCAGCATTGTAACCTGCATCGGAGCCATTGAGTGCAGTGTTAGCAAATGGCTCGTTGGATACAAGTGCATCATTTGCATCTTGTGAACCAACAGCTACTTGAACACCAGCAAGGTGTGGACTCTTGAACAGACGGAAACCAGCAACGCTATTGATGACACCACTACCAGTATCTTTACCAGTTGAGGATACATCGCTAAGAACTGCGCGGTTGTCAGATGTGACAAGCTCGTAGTATTGGCTTGGAGTAAGAACAGCGAAACGATCCGATTCTGGAACGTCCTTTTGATCTAACTCAGCGGCAGCAGCAAACAGAGCATCAATGATACCTGCGGCTGTGTTGGTGACTGCATCGGCAATTTGTGTGCCAGTGTTTCCACCGGTTACGTTTGCAGTTGTAGTAAGACCAGCGGCAATGAACGTCTTGATCGCTTGGATGTCAGAGCGTTTTGCAAGTGCATTACCAATCTCAGCAGCGAACACAGAACGAACGTCGAAGTGATTCTTGAGTTCGTCGATGTTGGCAATCATTGTTGAGGAGATCAACATGTTGTCGATGTTGATGACCTTCTCAGATGTTGCGATCTGAGACAACGCTGATTCAGAGAACAGGTCTGTGCCTGGTGTGTGATAAGAAGCCGTAGCCTTGCCAGTAGTTGGGAAGGTGGCTGACTTGCCCGATTGAATTGTGCGAGTTTGCACAAGACCGGACATTATATTGCTAGTAGCAAAAGCAGACAGAATCTCTCCTGAAAATACCTTCAGAAAGAGTGCGCTGTCAGTAGCGATACCAGCAGGATTCTGTGTGCTTTGACGCGATGTTGCGTTGGATGCACCCAGGATTGAAGCTATAGAAGCCATAATAATTCCTTTGGTTTTAATTAATATTTAGTGAGATTGCCCTTTGATTGTTCTACATCTCCAGTTGTCCATCGCAATGGGCTGTAATGTTTCTTCCAAGTTATAGGACGAAAGTTATTTCTTTTTGACACGAAGGCTCACTCTGGCAGCCTTGGTGTTTGAGACAAATTGTTTTCCTTTGGAGCCTTCTCGTTTCTTTTTACGAGCCGTCGTCGCACGTTGACTTTTTGATAAGCTTCGAGCTTTAGCCATCGGAAGGCAGCGGTCTGGATTCTTTTTGTTTTTAGACGTTCCGCAAGGGCCTTTAATCGATCCGTCGGTTCCGATTCTGACCCAGTTCTGCCTTCGCCATTTTGCAAGTTCACCCATGTCTATTTCTTTTTGACTTTGAGACCCTTGCGTTTTGACCCTTTGGCGTAGTTTGGATCCTTGCAGTATTTTGATGCCGCCATGTTTGCATAAGCTGACGGATATTTGTCGAAAGTTCTTTTAGCCCAGGCTATTCCTTTAGGACATATTTTTGCCATTCTTCTTTTTCTTTTTGAGCGCTATAAAGTCAGCTTTTGTAATCTTGTTTTTTGGATTAGCTGCTGATGCTATACGGAGTTGGTTTCTTGTGAGTTTCATTTGCCTACTTTTTTGATTGCGAGATTATGAGCCGAAGTAAAGGACTTACCTTTCTTCATCTGCTCTTTCATAAAATCCATGTGTTTCTTAGAGTGATGCTTCTTATGCTTACCAAGCGTAAGTTTCTGACGTTTAGATAGTTCAGCCATTAGTAGCCGTATTTGGACTTCTTAGTCTTTTTGATTTTTAGCTTCTTACGTTTCATAGCGCATTTTTCACAGCCACAGCCTTTCACGACGATTTCTTATTGTGCGAACCGTCGCAGGTTGGTTGGGAGTTAGATTTTCCACAGGTGCATTTTTTCATAATTAACATTTCCATCGGCGTAGAGCCAAAGCTTTGCGCGTTGGTCTTCCTTTAGAGTCTTTCATGGGGCCTTTTACGCCACTCATACGAGCGCAGAACGAACGCTTTCTAGCACCGCCTCCAGGCTGTGGTGCTTTGAGATTAGAGCCAGTCTTTCTGTTGTAATAGTCTCTTCCTTTTTTGGTGAGACCTCCTTTTGAGGACTTATGCTCTTTACGAAGGCTCACGCCTTTTCGCTTACTCATTTTCTAGTTCGTTTATATAATGTAAAAGTTCTCCGATAGTTGCCTTTTCCTCGATACTAAAGTCGTGGCTGTTCAGTTTTTGGAGGAACATTGGAATCTTGCTCTCCCTCAGTGTCACGCATCCAGTCGTTAATAAGATCGCTATGTTCAGACTGACGACGATTGACCAATTCCTTAACGTATTCACGCTTAATATCTAAAAAAAGCCTTCCCAGTTTTGGAAAGGCTATTAAAAGTTGAACTATTAGGGTGATCACTTATCCTTGGCTTTACCTACGTTTAGGGCCAACCAATCGACTAGCTTGTAAGCTTTTGAAGTCCAAGTGTCATCTTTTGGAGTTGGTGTTATAGCGGCGATAGCACTAGCTGCCGCAACAATAGTTGTAGCGATAGCCAATAAGCTGTCGGAGTTTTGGATGATGTAGTTGATGATGTTCATAAATTTCCTGTCTAAAGCACATCAGAGACTGATAGCCTTTTAGCTACCTGATCTCTAAATGCGGGATCTTTTGTATATCGAGGATCACGCATAGCTTCTGTAACCATTGCTGCAGATCCGAAAGGTTTTACGTCATTTCCAGAAGTCATTCCCTGCTCAAGCTTGGGTGGTTTACCTCCGTTGGCAATAAATTGTGCGTAGAGTCCCTTGACTGCTACTTTGGCTTGCTCAAGTGACCCAGATTCAACAATGCTGTTGTATGCCTCTAGGTCTGAGTCAGCTAAGTTTTCACCTGCCCAGTCAGCCATTGCGTCATAGTTAGACTTACCACCAATAACCTCTTGAACCTCAAGAGTCTGTGTTGCGTTGATGGCTTCTTGTCCTGCCATGTAAGCGCGAACAAAGTCTCCAGGAATCCCTGCTTTTTCAAGAGCATTGAAGGTCTTATCGCTGAGTTCTCCAGTTTCTGAAAACTCCTCTGTAGCGGCAAAGATAGAATTGTTCAATGCCTCATATTGTTGAGAAACAGTAGGTTCCTCGACGACGTCGTCCTTTTTAGATTCCTTTGAAGACGATTGTTTCTTCTCAAGGGCTGAATATGCTTTGGCAAGCTCTTCAGCACTCTCGAACTTTTCAGGAAGCCAATCTGGACGAGTGTCCTTGTTGGTCTCTTCTATATGATCCTCAGTCGTCGCTTCAGTAGTTTCGGACTTCAGAATACCAGCTTCTTCAAGCTTTTGAGCTTGTTCTTCTAGTGACACGTTTTCAGCCTGTGTAGGCTCGTTGATCGTTACTTGATTTAGATCAGCCATGTTTATTTAACTTACCTCTTGGTCTTGGTTTGATTGAATTTGATCAGCTATTGCTTTGACACCAGTCGGCGTCGCTTGACGTAACAGTTCCATTTGTTGTTGCTGTTGCATTTCAGCCTGTAGTTCTTCTGGCGTTTTGACAAGCCCAATCGTCTTAATTCCTAAACTTGTTGCTCTACGTTTAAAATACTCGCCAACATTGACGTATTGAGCGACAGCTTGTGGCCCAATGACCTGTGAAGCGCCGGCTAAGAACAAATCAAGTTTTTGTAAATCATTCCCGCGTCCTAATGCTTCAACTCCAGTAATGATGACTGGGTTGATAACATCCTTCGGAAGTTTCGGAAGTTTCTTCTTTCTGTTCATTACCTCCATTAGTCGAGTGACCAGAGGCATTTGCAATTCTGTGCTGAGAAGACTGTAGAGTCCTCCAAGGGCTGCTTCAAGTTGCTGAGAAAGCATCCTTATTTCCTCTGCTGTGACTCTTTCTGCGTTTCTTACGACAGCCTGTGTTAGCAGGAAGGCAGCACCAAGTCGGTCGCGGATCGCCGCTATGGTTTCTTGGGCAACTCTAAAGTCTGCAAACTTATTTGTTTGAACAACAGAGACGTCTTGTGCGTTACCCTGAACAATCGCGCCGTTGGGGGACTCTGCAAGTGTTCGAGCGCGGGTCGTTCCATTTGGATTGACCATGAAGAGTAACTTGGCGCTTGCAGCAGATCCCTCAACGATTGCCCTAGTCAGCCCTTCAAGTGACTGTAGGTCTCCTAGATATTCCTCAACGTATCCGCGTCCATAAGATTCACCATCTACTCTACTGAATCTCAGCGGGATGTAAGGGCTTTTCTCTTTTGGATAAACACCGCCTCGTCCTACCAGGGGTGTTCCGTTGACGTCCTGTTGAATGACTACCTCGTCACCCATCGTGCAACACGAAGTAAAGAGATGGACGTCGTCGCCCTTCTTTACACCAGTAGCAATCAAAGAGTCCCTCATGTCATCGTCAAGAGCTTCAAAGGCTATATTTTCTTTTGTAGCAATCTTGATTACGTTGCCCATTGGATCGCGCTCGATGACATATCTGTCTAAATGAAAGACACGAATACCGCCTTCATCTGGTAGATACAGTAGAGCATTACCTGTAATTATTAGATGCTTTAAGGCTGAGTGGATAGCTGTCCTGTAAGTCTCGCGGCTGATCTCATCCATGACGGCTTCTTCAACCTGTTGCAGCGACTGCTCAATCCCAGAAATAACCTCTGGAGATGTGCCTTCTTCCATCAGACCATAGGCGTCAACATTGAGTCTGAAAAAGGGGGAGTTAGGCGGCAATAAGGCTAGTAGTAATTTAGAACTTAATAGATTGACCCCTTGTGCGCCAACTCCCTGAAAAGGAGTAAGTATCTTAGAATGCGGGCCGAACCCTGCTTCTGGCATAATGTAGGGAATCGTAAGTGACGCCGAAGTTCTCGCTCGATCAAGATACTGATGCCTGTGTCCTTCAAGAGAACTGTAAATTTCTTGGGCTGTCTTGTGCATAAATTTATTAGTCTTCTTCGACTTCTATTGGTGAATAAGTGTCAACAACCGTCGACTGTTCAGATTCGTCGAGGTCATACTCAGAAACATCTAAAGCCCACATACCGTCAGCCGTAGGGACAGGGTTAGTCAACCATCGAGTTCCCATGCCCTCAGTCCAATAGGCAAAGTTATTTGCTTTACCCTCTTCGTCGGCTCGCTCTAGGGCGGCTTCTTCAGATGAAAATATTAAATACATATTATGAAAGGGCTATGCCGTATTGGTTAGAAAGATTAGCTTCAATGGCTGGTCGGTTAGCTAATTGGTCAGAGTCATAGGCAATAACCTCAAAAAATTCTGAATCTGAATAATTGTCATTAGTAGTCCTCGATCCTAATATTGCAATATTTCCGCTTTGGTAAGACTGGTCTGTATTGCTTGCTGTTAGCGTTGAACCAACTTGTGCGCCTAAATTAAACACTGAGTGAGTTGCAGTGCCGTCACTTGACGAATTAAAATAAGTAATAATAGCATCAGCATTATTTGCTGATACAACATTAGATTGAAGTGAAACAACCGTCCCTGACGCATCTCTAGTTTTAAGAATTGTTTTTCTACTAGTATTGCTTCCAGTCATATATTTATTATTTGCTGGGCTATTGCCTCCACCGTTATGACCAAATAATCCAATTCTGTTTCCAGAAGAGGCATCTACGTGCATTGCTTGAAAGACGGTCATTGCAATATCTGTCCCCGTTGGAAAAATACTGCTAGCTCCTGTTAAATGAGTTGAGTTCGCTTGTATGAACTTTACAATTGGCTTGTTGTTTCTTGTATTAAGAACTCCACTCGTTACAATCGTGGGTTGCTTAGAAGCAGTTGGTTGGCTCAAATCATTGCCATTGCCTGACTGGTCATACCAAGTCTCTACAAAGCCGTTTACTGAGTTATTAAAGGCAGGGATACCAGAGATGCTGTAGTGTTCTCCGATGTTAGCTTCAATGGCTGCGCGGTCATTTTGTGCTTTAAAATCATAGATAATAATCTCTTTAATGTTTCCTTTAAGCGCACCAAAAGAACCGTTGTCACCAATTGTGTTTGCTTCAAAGTCGCCAGAATTAGTGTCTATCAATTCGCCCTCTATGCCGTTTGTAAAGGTTACTACGTCTGCGTCAGATGCAGATTGACCAAAAAGCATAGTCATAAGATTATAACTAGACGTATTCAAAGTTGTGCTTAGGTCTCCTTCCTCTTCCGTTGCGTTGTTTGCAAAAGAATAGCTTTGATCGTCCACAATTCCAAAGCTTGCATCGCCCCCATCAGCTCCAATAATATCACTACCACTATCTAGATCATTAAATTTTACGACACTAAAGATAGATACTTCTTCTTGGTTAGTAAATCCTGTAAAATCTAATTTTTGATTGCTTCCGAATCCAAATAAAAGACCTCCGTCAGTAACGAAGCTACCAGCATCAACAATCTTTGGCTGAAAAGCAGCATGTGATTGAGTTGCGTGATTACCTGTTGCCGTATCTCCCGCTTGGTTGCTTACACTTTGGTCATACCATTTAGATACAAAGCCGTTGTCTGACCCACTTGTCCCAACAAAGGACAACAAGGTTCCATCAGTAATCTCATCTGCGGTAAAGGACTTTAAAGCATTGTCAGAGCTACGTCTCACTTGACATACATACTTGCCATCAGCACGGGCTACAGTGTCTCCAGTTGCTGATACGGTAGCTTGGCGTGTCCCTAGGCTACGCAGTGAGTAAGCGGCTCTGGGAATAAGAAAGTTACCGTTACGCCCCGTTGAGGTCAGTCCCTTTATGTCCAAAGGTGCTGTTACCTGAGAGTTTACAAAAGACTCTAGTGTCCCGTTTGATATCTCTTTGGCTAAGAAGTCGCGTTCGTGATTATCGCTTTCACGACGAACACGCACGACCTTGTTATTACCTTGCTTGTCGTTGAGGTCGCGTAGGCTGTAGGCCGCTGACGCACCCCCTACTACTTTACTCAGTATTGGACGAGACTCACCTGCGCGGTCTGAAGTAACTACAGGTGCTGTGCGGTTTACTGTGATTGTTTTAAAAGAAGATAACGTTATACCATTTGCGGAAAACTCACTAAGTCCCTGCCAAGGCAAAGTATTAGTTGAACCAGTCACCTGAAAACTAATGCTTGGAGTATTGTCAGAACTATCGTTTAAAGTCCATTCAACAAAATTATCAGGTGGAACACGAATCTCAGTTATTTCTAAAACACCAGGCCCATTTACTTGTGTATACCGGTTACTACTTGTAGAACTTCTTTCATACACTCCGTTTATATTAGCGTGTCCAGCGACCGTAACTTGAACCTGTAGAGTGCCGTCATGGAACGCATGTCCACTTGTTAAAGTTCTTACACCTGCAAACCTGTCTCTATTAAAAGTTTTTGTTGTGGTGCTGCCGTTACTTACTATAGTCAGCGTTTTATCAGCCATGTTTTTTAATAAGACATGTTTACACCAGCCCCACTCGATCCAGTATTAACCGCGCTTCTGCGTATTGTTAATGCACTTATTCCTCTACGCTTTGAAGCTTGACGGCGTCTGAGTGGTTTATTTTCAACTCTTTCTGCTGTTTTAGTCGGAGGTGGCGGCGGTGCTGGAGGAGGTTCTGGTGGTGGAATTTTGGGAGAAGACATGCACATGATGTTACTCTTTCAGATTTAGTATATTTTCGTTTTGTTCATAAAATTTAGAACGTAAAAATTGAACTACAGAGCGTTGTCCATAGTGATAATTTAATTTGTTTAGGTCGCCGACGACGGCGAAATCTTTCATTGGAAAGTGTTCGTCTAGAGATTTTAAAAGTGCCTCATCGACAACTGGAAATGGTTTTTCCTTCATATATGATCATTGCTCCCTGGTAAGTCGTTTAAGTGTGGTGGTAACTTGTCTTGGTTAATCCATTCTTTGGTCTGAACAAGACACATTGCGTTCCAAATAATAGCTCCACCGTGATCTTCTGTTTCATCTGCCTCGATGAAAGCCCAAAGATGGCGATACAAGGAATCAACATACCGACTCAACGGTATTCCTTTGCGCCAGTTGTCTCTTCCATATTTCTCAGCGCCGTCCTCAAACCTTTTTGAAGCAGCTATAAGTGCATCGACTGGTAGAAGACTTGGTAGTCCTTTTCCATTCATTGCATCTCTTACAGCGCCAGTCTGAAACTCGCTCCTTTCTCCGCTATCTGGTAGTTCACTCATAGTTTTTAATTGGTTGCTTGTGGCTCCCACAATTTTATTTCTCCGTTGTTGTAGTTTTCTTCACGTAAAATGTAAGCTAGGCGAGCAGTAGTTAGTGCGTCTTCCTCAGTAAACCCTTTCTTCTCGTAGGCTCCGACAACAGTTTCCCAAGAGCATCCTTCTTTATGAAGAAGCTTTTGAGCAGTCTTCGGCCCAAACCCTGGAAGCCCGTTGTAGCCATCAGTTGCATCACCAGTAAGCGTCTGAATCTTATGAAAGAAGTCAGCCTCCGCTTTGGTTATGGTTTTGAGTTCTTGAGTTAAGTGGTTGAACCAAGTGATTGGAAGTGTCCCAAAGTCCTTGTCTCCACTCACTGCGACATAGTCAGGATGGAGAGTGCAAAGGATTCCACAGACGTCGTCTGCCTCTAATCTTTCCAATATCAAGTGCGGGTAGCTTTTTTGAATCCACTGGCGTAACCCCTTGATGCCAAGTGGCTTCCTCAAATTGTTTCGATTTGCTTTGTATTCTGGAAAGAAATCCTTACGGAAGTTATCAGAATCTGACAGGGCAACGACCATGTCGTCGACGCCGAGTGTTGAAAGAATCGCTGAAAAACTCTGTTCAATATCGAGTTTCGCTTGATTCAGGTCTGTATGTAACGTCCAGACGTCGTCGTCCCAACGTGTCTCTACCTCACTTGAGAAGGCAGATTTATATAAGAACATGTCTCCATCTATTATTGCTTTTTTCATAAATTAGTGTGTCTCTGCCCAGTTCTTGCCAACTTTGTATTCACCATCAAGTGGACACTTCACATTCAAAATCTCTCCTGCTCTCTTTATGCAATCTACGAAGACCTGGCCGAACTCTTCAGCGTTTTCTGGATCACAACTAAACTGAACCTCGTCGTGAACGTATGCGTGTAATTGGTAGTCTTTGCCTTGCATCTTTTCAGTAAACAAAACGACAGCTTGTTTTGTGCAGATACTCCCAGCAGATTGAAGAAGCAGATTCAAGGCACTGTGAGGAGACCTGCTAGGCAATGAGCGCCCATCGAGTCCCTTCAAAAACCCGTAGTTTTTCACCTTGGTCTGCACCGCTTTTGTGAGGGTAGCCATTGCCGGCATCTTTGAAAGAAACTCTTCTTTAATACGCTTCCCGTCCCTAGAGGTTCCACCGACAACTGAACCTACGAGGGAGTCGCCCCCACCATATAAAAATGAGTAGATAAATCTCTTTGCGGCAGCCCTGTCTGGAAGCCCTGCGGCTAACTGATTGGCGGTGTGGATGTCGCCTTCAAGAAGTTCTTTGGTATAGCTGCCGTCGTCTATGGGATGCAGATAACTTGCTAACATTCTGAGTTCTAGACCAGCCGCATCAGCACCAACCAAGACCTTACCAGGTGGCGGTGTAAAGCAAGCCCTACACTCAGCACCATACTCAGAGCCTACTGCGGGAATCTGTTGTAGGTTTGGATGGCTCGACGTCGTCCGTCCAGAAACAGCACCATTAGTGTTTAGCCGAGAGTGTATGCGTCCCCTTTTGACCATCTTTGTCCACGCTTGTGCGCCTTCGGAAATCTGGCCCAGTCTTTTTGAAATCAAAAGGTAGTCTAGAAGCTTTAGGCTTTGTTCTGTGTTGATGTCCTTGAGGACAGCTTCGTTGATTGCAGGACGTTTGCCTTCGTATTCTTTGGGCTTCCATCCGTTAGCCATGAGTCGTTGTGCTATCTGATCGCGGCTGTTTGGATTGAAAGGAATTTCCTTGGTTTTTACTTCACCCTTGATGCAATCTTTTGGTTTGTAACCAACTTCGATCATGGCTTTTTTAGTTGGAAACTTTTGTCCAGCCCTGTTTTCCCACCAATGTGTCTTGGTCTCGATGACATCTGGTGGAAAGACTTTGTGGAGCTCGTCTTGAAGCTCGGCTCTCTTTGAAACCAAAACTGCGGTCAATTCATCGGCTGCTTCTGAGTCAAAAGGAAAACCGTTGTGTTCCTGCTGTCTGATGGCTTTCGCAAAGTCCATCTCTAACCAACAGGCTTGCATCGAAAAGCCTTCATGCACAAATTCAGCAAAAAGCGCCTCATTCACAATAACGTCTTGAACGCAATATTCTTCCATTTCTTCTGAATACTTAGACCAGTCCTCAGTCTTGCCATGAGAATCTTTGTGGACTCCTATCCGTTCTCCCCAGGCTTCTAGGCTATGAGAACCAATCAGATTTCTTCTAAAGTTAGGACGTCGGTAGTCCTCGTTTTTAAGGTCTGGATGGCATAAGCGAGCAAGAACCACCGTGTCAATGATCCTTGGATGTCCAAAGCCATATAGTTTTTTGAGCGCTGGCAAATCAAATCCAATACCATTATGTGCAACCAAGCACTGTGAAGAACTTAGCCGAGTTAGTCCCTCTGACATATTGTGATTCTGGTAGCGGTGAATACCCTCGCTGTCCTTGACCACCATGCAGTGAACCGTCTCAAGGTCTGACAAAGTCGACCAGTCACTTATTGCGTTTGTTTCAATATCAAATGTTGCGTATTTCATGATTAAAAGGGCATATCAACGGTTTCATCGGCGGTTTCTGTAAGACGTCCTGTGTGTTTGTCATAAAACAATTCACAAGCAATTCCTGT